GTTGTTAAAGAAATATTGACCATAAATTGTTCCAGCTGGAATATTTCTACCACCATCTATATCAAAATCGCTCGTCACAGTCCAGTCATTTAGTGCTAAAGTTATTGTTTTAGGATTCCATGTTCTTGTAACATTGTCCCACCTAGACATTACTGGTACAAATCCATTGCCTGCAGCTCCCATTTTAATCCATACCGAACCAGTTGGTCTTGGATATGTCTGACTGCTTGCCCATAATGGTTGCTGTGAAGATGTACCCATAAACATAGCAGGTTGATTGTATGTTCCTGCTGTAATTCCAAGGTCTGTTAAAATAGTTCCAGTGCCAGAAACTGTAATATCACTTACTACACTTATATCACCGTCTAGTTGTTTTGAATATATAACTAACTTTCCATTTTCTGATACTGCTGTTAGTTCTGTTAATGCAAATGAATTAATGCTATTAATTAAAACTGATAATAAATTGTTTGGGGATGCTTGAACTGTAGCTGTTATACTATATTTGCCACTTACATCAAATGTTATAGCATCTCCTGCTGTCAAACTAGGATTAGACTCAGTGCCTTGAATTGTAGGCCATGAAGCAATCCAATCACCTGATCCAATAGCTACCCATGTGCCAGTTGAGTTTTTATAAAAATATTCACTTGATGAACTTGCAGTAGGTGCTCCGTAATCTGGTAAAGCAATAACTGCATAGCTACCAACTTGCCCTAACGTATCAACAGGTTTATTTCCAGACACTAAATCTGCATCACTAATTACTATTGGACTTTTTAGTGTAAAGGCATTTGTACTCTGATTAAATTCATATATACCCCAAGTACTGGTTGTAGTATTCAACCAATATGTCCCATCACTTGGTAATCCTGTAGGTCTACCTGCTTGACCAATTAAACTTGCTAAATTAATATTTGCTCTAATTACATATGCGCTGTTTACTAGACCTAAAGCTGAATATGCTGCTAGTAAACCATATTCGTTAAGTTCATACCCTTGTATAGGAGTACCATTTGTTGTTGTGTAAAAAAATGGATTACCGTATAACTGTGTTAATTCACGTTGACTTGTTACTCTGTATAATTTGCCTGCGTTGGCTAATGTTGTTCCCTGTGCTACTCTTGTGCTTGTAGGATCTGCTTTATTCTGCGCGGTAGCAATTAAGAAAAAAGGGATTGATCCAGTTGGCGCTGGCACATATTGAGCTTGGTCAACAATGCTAACTTCAACGCCTGGTGATAATAGTGCCATAATAGTTTTCCTTTATGTAAAATTATGAGGTTTACGACCTGAACCGCATATTAATATTTAGTTATATCACGCAAAAATGATGGATTAGCATACCTTTGAAGGTTATAAATATGATATGAGCCAAATTAGACCAATGTGTAATAAGTGCAACAAAAATGTTTGTGCAATTAACTATAAAAGGCTGGGTATCACACATTATAGAAGTATGTGTGATGAATGTGGGAGAAAAATTAAAAAACTTCCTGCTTTTAAGCCGAATTGGGAAAAAGCAGGATATATAAAAAAATCAGTTTGTGATTTATGTGGATTTAAATCATTATATGCAAGCCAAATGACAGTATATCATATAGATGGCAATTTATTAAATGCAGAATTTATTAATCTTAGAACAATTTGTTTAAATTGTGTTGAAGTAACCAAAAGAAAACAACCGTCATGGAAACGCGGTGATCTACAAATCAATTATTGATTTAATTCTACAATGCAAATCATCTATAGATCCGTTATTATCTACTGTAAAATCATATTCTAACCCCACGCTACTATATTCACTAGCATGAACTTTGCGCTCTAACAATTCACTTTTCGCAAGTGCCCAACCTATGTGTTTTGGTCCTTTATTGTATTGCTCTGCAAATTCATACCAAGTTGGTCGTAATCCACGTTCAATTCTACATGTGATACCACCTGCATTTTTAATAGCTTTTACTTCATTTATAAACCTACAGTCAGTGATTACAATGTTGTCCTCTGTATTACGTAATTTATTTTCTACACTTGCTACCCATATGTCTTGGTGAAAACCATCTCTACAAACCTCTGTTCCCCAATATTGCATAACCCATCTAGGGGTAAGATGTGGCATGTTTAACCGTTCTGCCCACCAAGTATCAATTTGTTCCCTCCATTCACGACTTGTTTTGGTCGTACCTTCTAACATTTCACGATCCCAACCAAACACACTACATATAGCATCTTTTAAACTTGCAGCAAAGCTTAATCGCTTGAATCCATGAAACGTACAAAGATAATCTGCTACAGTATCCTTACCTGACCCTATTAAACCAGTCACACCAATAATCATTACTATCTCCTGATAGTATATAATACTACGGATTTATAAAAAATAAAAGAATTAAGGTTAACCTTGTACCCAAGTTAATGGTTGGCTATAATCAACATATGCTTTTAGTTGCTCAATTAATTTTTCTTGTGCCTCTTTAGCTTCAGCTTTCATAGCAGTACCATTTAATGTGGTACCACCACTTGGTCCTGCTACAGTACCAAATTTTTCTCTTGCTTCACCAATTATCATTTTTAATTGTGCAAGAATAAAGTCTCCAATCCATACACCTGCCCCCGGGTCTTGTAATAACTCTAATTCAGGTCTGGTAACATCTGCCCATATTAATATACGCTCTCCTGTACCTTTGAAATCACGCACTACACGTAATACTTTAGTTACAGGATTAAATGTATATGTAACATATCCTCCAAACATACGTGCAGTTAATTCAACATAACCTGCATAAAAATCATATGTAGCTAATCCACCTGTATAATTATAGTTCAATAAGTAAGTATTAAGTATTGCACTACTAAATGGATCAAAGGATGTTGAACTAGGACCAGTTTCTAAGCCCACTGTTCTACGAAATAAGGATCTTACATTAATAAATTCGCTTGGCAATGTATAGGTGTCAACATTCTTAATTACAGTCATGAGTGTATAACTTTCAATCGTGGAATTTTGAGCACGTTGTCTATACACCTTTATAGCATAGTTATATGCTGCTTCATAATGCTGGGGATCTAATTCTAAATCAATAATATCTCCTCCCAAACGCAATCTACAATTTTCAAATATTGCTTGTTTATATTCTTGTAAGTCTAAACCATTTGGGGTTGATAAAAGGTTAGCAGCCATGATAATCCTCGTTTGTTGTATTTATCAGGCTGCAAATCTTAAAACGCTTTTAGAATAACCATACTTTCATTGAATCGTCCATTTGGGCTTACACTAACTGCTTTAATATCTTTGAAATATTTTCTGGCAGCTGGTTTACTACCCATAATTTCCTTAATTTGTTCTGCTGGTTTACGCAAAGTTTTAACTTCGCTTTCTTTAGTACAAAACCCTAAAAGTGAATTACCTTTTACACTAAAAGTTTTGCTATATTCATCAGCAATGTAGTGATGCAACTTACGCTTTGCAGTGTCATACACCCATGCTTCACTAGCACCATGTAACTTTACAGGACTAATACTTACTAAATCTAATTTGCTAGACACATCTTTAAAATTTCGCAAGTATTTTAGCTTTGCAACTTGTTTTTCTACTGGTACTGCCTTACGTGTTCTAGGAGTTTTTGTTGCTTTTTTAATACTTATGTAACTGTTTAAATCACTTATTACAGTTTCAATAAATTTTATAATATTTTTAATTTGAGTTTTATTATATTGCCTATAGCCTTCAACTAAGTCTTTATCTTTACCTTTAAGGACTTCTTCAAACTCACTAAGTTTTGCCTTCCAAACTTCACTGAGTATACTTACGTGTTGTGGTAAAATATTTCTTTTTTGTACTTCATCTATAGTTTTTACTGTATATTTTGCTGCTGCTCCAGACAAAACATATTCGTCAAATAAACCCTCTAAATCACCACCACATTCACGGGTTTTTTCTTTCATAATTTCTTGTACATTTGGTTTTGCAACAACAACTTTGGGTTGTTTACCAGTCATGCTACGTTGCAAATCGGGCTTATGTACAGCCTTAACCAATCTATTAATTTCATTTGATAATGTTGCTTGCTCAGTTGATATTAATTCAAGCCCTCGCATATTCATACGTGCTAACCAACATATTGAAGGAATTATTTCATTTTCATCTATTTTAGCAAGTAGTTTTGCTTCAGCAGTTTTTCCAACATGATTTAAATATTGGATAAGTATATCTTTAGCGTCCTTACGACCATAAAATCTGCTATACCAACTTAACGACTTCATTAATGCCACTGTGCGATTATCTGGTTGGACAACAAATTCTGGTTCAGTACCAACATATTTAGTGTCAGGATCTTTGGGATCGAGTGTTTTTACACTAGAAATACTTAAAGGTTTCTTATTTTTTTCTACTTTTACTACTAAAGGTTTAGTTTTTCTAGCCATAAAGTTCTCCAAATTTCAAACTATATACGATTATATATGATAACCCATTTATTGTCAAGCCTTATCCGATAAATACAATATGCCAAAATTATCCTTATATAGACCAAATAAGCAAAACGACTATAAATTTTTTGATAGAACTATATCAGAAATGTTGACTGTGGGTGGTACTGACCTTTATATACACAAGTATTTAGGCCCAACGAATCAAGGAGATAGTAGAGACTACACTCAACCTGAATATGATAGCTTAAATCCAAACAACATTCAAGATTTATTGTTCTTAGAAAATAGAGATAGAACCTATGACCCAGATATATATCGCTTAAGAGGTCACTACAATGTTCAAAATTTAGATTTTGATTTAAGTCAATTTGGTTTATTTTTAAATAATGACATTATTTTCATAACTATTCACTACAATGACATGATTGATATTATAGGAAGAAAGCTAATGGTTGGTGATGTATTGGAACTTCCGCATTTATTAGATTATAATCCATTACCAGAAACTATTCCTGTTGCATTAAAAAGATTTTATCAAATTACAGATGCCAATTATGCTAGTGAAGGCTTCAGCCAAACTTGGTTCCCTCACTTATGGCGTATAAAATGTGAACCATTAATTGATAGTCAAGAATTTAGTCAAATATTAAAGGCCCCAATTAATACCGATAATTACTTAGGAATTTATGATAAGACTAAAACATATCCTGCAGGTTATGTAATTACTTTTGGAGATAAAAATTACATCTCAAAAACCGAAGTACCAATTGGAATAAGCCCGCCTAATACTACATATTGGCAACTGGATACAGGAGAGGATCTAAAAGATATATTATCAACTTACAACAAAAATATTGAAGTTAATAATGCAGTATTAGAAGAAGCAAAAAGAATTGTTCCTTTATCAGGGTATGACGATAGCCAACTTTATGTTGTCCCAACATACGGAGTATACGAAGAAAACAACGTGCTTTCTTTAAAAGATGGTCAGCCTGCTCCGCCAATAAACACTCAAGCAAGTAGTTCAGGTGGACCACCATCAACTGTTACAGCAACAGTATCAATGATTAAGAATCCCAATTATAAAAATGCAAGTCCTGCAATTAAAATATCAAAAAACAGTTTAAAAAGTATATGGGATATGACTGTTGATATGGATGATTTCGCAGAAAAAATAGATAAGTTTGTACAAGCAAGTTTGTCAGTTAAAGAAACGCTACCGCAACAATTATCAGGTGGTTCAGGACCTGTAGTAGGTGACAAAGTTTTAGTTGTGCAATCATTAGGTTTAGTAACAGGACCATATGGAACTGCCGATAATACATATGCAACTGCTGATCAAGACCCTACTCAATCTGGATTTACAGGAACTATAACTCCACAAATGGATTATCGTGCTGATTGTGATCCAAGATTTCAATATATTGCTAGGGCGACTCCTAGGAGTTTTGGTTATAGTACAGGATATATGACTGGAGATGGTAGAGCACCAAATGGCATACCCTCTGGTGCAGGTATTGCATTCCCACAAAACCCACAAGTTGGGGATTATTTTTTACGAATAGATTATTTGCCTCAAGTTTTATTCCGTTGGAACGGAAAATTATGGGTTAGAATAAGTAAATCAGTGAGAACAGGAACTGGATTTACTGATGACGATAAATCATTAAAATCCTCATTTATAAATAATAAAAATGAAATATTCATGCAGCAAACTAATAAATTTGAACCAAGTGCACAAGGATTATCAGTTGTTCTTGATTTACCACCTCCAGTAATTCCTCCTAAAGTTTAATTATGGCACAATTTTTTTACGACCAACAAATAAGACGCTTTTTGATACAATTTGCTAAAATTTTTAGTAACTGGTATGTAACCAATGGGAAAGACCCAAATGGTAATCAAATTTTAGTTAGAGTACCTATAATGTATGGAGACAGTAGTAGACAGGCTGCTACTATTATAGCTAAAAATAGTGCAAGTAATTTACCTTCAGCCCCATTAATAACATATTATATAACTGGGCTTGAGTACGACCAACGTAGAACACAGGAGCCATATTATGTTGACAGAACACAAGTGCGCCAAAGAGCATATGATCCTGAGACAAGATCATACGAAACAACACAGGGGCAGGCTTTTACAGTAGAAAGATTAATGCCTGTACCATATACATTACGTATCACTGTAGATTTTTGGACTACAAATTATAATCAAAAATTAGAATTAATTGAACAACTAGGAACTCTTTTTAATCCTAGTTTGGAAATACAAAGCACTGATAATTTTATAGATTGGACTTCTTTATCAGTTGTATATCAAGATGGGTTAACATTTTCTTCAAGGTCAATTCCACAAGGAACAAATAACCCAATTGACGTACTTACATGGAAATTTTATATGCCTATATGGATAAGTACATCAACTAAACTTAAGAAAGCAGGAGTTATACACAAAGTTATTGCTAGTATATTTAAAGGTCAAACACTACTTGATATACAAGACGAAGATTTATTATTAGGAACTAGACAAAAAATATCGCCATATGGTTATAAAGTTTTGTTGCTTAATAACACATTACAAATACTTCCACAGGCTCAACCATTCTATCCTCCAAACACGGATTTAGAATTACCAACACCACCTGATACATCAATATATTGGTCGTCGTTTTTAAATACTTACGGTGTTATAGTCCCTGGTATAAGCCAAATATGGTTGCAAAATCCATTTTTAGATAATGAGATTGTTGGTACAATTGTACCTGATCCTTTAGACGATAGACTATTATTATATAATATTGACCCAGACACACTACCACAAAATACATTAGACCCAGTAAACGGAGTTATAAACCCACAGTTACAATTTCCTAATAATGGATTACCTGGTCCTACACCAAATGTTAGATATTTAATTGTAGAACAAATTGGAAGTCCAGGCTATCCCACCGCAGCTTGGGGTAATTTAATAGCAGAACCAAATGATATTATACAATTCAATGCTGGCACGATGCAATGGGAAGTTGCGTTCAATGCAAGTGCTGCAACTACTGTAGAATTTGTTACTAATTTAGCAAATAATGTTCAATATAGATATTATGATGATGCTTGGTACAAATCATATGAAGGTTGGTATAATGAGGGAGATTATTCTATTGTA